CCAGCGCCAAGCCCACCGGATTCGCAGAGTCCGCCACCGTACCCGGCGTAACGACAGGCGTGGTGCCGGTGTAGTCGGCCCACTCAGAGGTCAGGTCGCGGGGACTGATCCACATGCCCGGCGTGTCGATGCCGTCGGGCCAGAGGGCGAGGGGACTCCATGCGCGGGCTACGCTGGAGGCCAGGGCGCCGAGCTTGCCGAAGGTCTGAAATGCGCTGAACATCATCAGGCCTGGATCACGGCCACCTTGTGGCCGGGCGTCACGCCGTAGTAGTAGTCCTGGCCGGCGGTAAGCGGCTTGGAATTGGTGGTGGCGACGGGCGTATCTCCGACGGCAACGTGGCAATCGGCTTTCGGGGTAAGGCAGATGAATCGGGTGCGCGCGCTGAATGCCACGCTGGCCGCGCTGGCGGCGCCAATGGCCAGCACCTGCTCGGCCAGGGGGGGCATCTTCGGGATCTGCGCGGATTCTTCGGCGTGGCCTGTGCCCACGGCGGTTTGCAGGGATGCGAATTCGGTGACGTGCAGGTTGGCCATGGTGTTGATCCTCGGGTTCAGTGTTCAGGGGTTCGGGTCTTGCGGGTCGATGGCCGGCTCGGCCACGTTCGCCGCGTTCACGGGGATGCCGCTGGTCTCTTTCTCGCGCAGCCAGCGGCTTTGCTGCTCCAGCGTGTCGCCGGGGTTGCCACCGCGGCGGCGGATGACTTCGGGGCCGCTCACGTAGCAGCGGTCTTCCAGCTCGCCCCAGGCTTTGGCTTCCTTTAACGGGTCGATCCACGGCATGGCCGGCGGCATGTAGGCGGCGTCGTCCAGGGTGTCGGCGCGCACGCCGGCGGGCACTTTCAGCAGGCCGGCGGCGATGGCCGTGGCGATGAACTGCTCATACACCGGCTGCACGATGCGCCCGATGAACTCATTGGCCAGCGTGCCGTAGATGGCGTAGCCCTCCACCAGCTCCTGGCGCTGCGCGCTGTAGGTGCCGTCATACGTGCGGGCGATGCTGCTGAATGTCGGCCCGGCGCCCGCGGCAATCGCCTTCAGTTGCCCGCTGCGGTACGTCTCCAGATTCGGATTCGGCCTGTTCGTGTCAATCGTGCCGATCTCTTCGCCGGGGCGCAGGTCGTCAAAGATCATGCCGGGGCGCATCTTCATCGCCCTGCTGGTCTCGCTGCCGTCGGTCGGCGCGGCGTAATCGTCCGGGCTGCCCTTCTTGATGAACGCGGCCATCGATGCGGCGATCTTGGCTGCCACGCGCTCGCTTTCCTCGTAATCCTTCAGGTCGTCGAAGCGGTTCAGCACGCTGGCAAACACGCTCACGCCGCGCATCTGGCGGATGCGGTGCACGTTCTTCAGGTGCAGCATGTTGGCCGCCGGGATGCGCTTGGTCTGCCCCGCGGCGTACAGCGTTCCCAGGTTGGCCGGGTCGCTCTTGTAGACGTGGTAGCCGGTGGGCGCGCCCCAGGCGTTCACCTCGACGCCCTGCACCACCTGCAGCGGCGCGGCGCCGTTCAGGTCCATCGGCACCAGGTCGGCTTCCAGCATCTCGATGCTGAAGGGTACTTTGGTGCGGTGGTCCAGCGTGGCCAGGGTGCCGGCCACCAGCTGGCTGAAGACTTCGCCGTCGCGCATCCAGCTGCGGCACAGCAGGCGCTGCGCGCTGGCCCAGTTGTGCTGGCGCGTCACCTCCGGGGCGGTGCACCAGTCTTTCCATAGTTCGATGATTTGTTTGGCCAGCGCGTCGTCGATGGTGCCGTCAGCGCGGCGCGGCTGCGGCTCGATGCCGATGCCGGTGGGCCCCACGATGTTGTTCACCAGCGTGTTCAGCACGCCCAGCGCCAGGTCATAGTTCTGCTCCAGGTGGCGGGCGATCTGGCGCAGGCTGCCGCCGGCGCGCAGCACGGCATCGTTGGCGCTGCCGGTCTCGCGCCGGTTCTTGTGCATGCGGCTGGGCACCGCGGCCTCGTAATAGGCCAGCACGCGGCGGGCGTGGGCGCGCTTCACGCCGGCGCCGGGGGCGATCCAGGCGACGATGCGGTCCGCCAGCGTGGGCGCCGCCGGGTTTGTGGCGCTGGCGCCTTTGCTGGGTTTGGCCATGGGTGGGGGTCAGTCCGAGAAGTCGGCCAGCTGGTGGCGCGGGTAGGGGCGCGGCGTGGCGCTCGATGTGGACGCAATCTCTGCGCGGATCGCCTGGCGCGCCTGCATCAGTTCGTCCATGGTGCGCAGCGTGACTTGTTTGCCGTCGGCGGTGCGCACCGTCAGCTCGCCCGAGGCGATAGCGGCATCAATGGCCGCGAGGTCGGTGGTGGTGAATGCCATGGGGCAAGGGTGCCCGGTGTGTTGTGCAAAATCTTAAATTTGTGCACGATCTGGCGCGCCTGCGGTGGGCAGCTACGGCCTGCTACAGATACCCGATAAAGTTGTAAGCCGACGCGGGCGGCAAAGACTCCCCGACAAGGCCGTCGCCGGCAATGGCAGATTCACCGATGCCGTCGATGAACTGGTCTGTGTCCACGCTCAGCACGTAGAAATAGTGATCCGTCGCGCCGTACATGCTGCACAGCGGATCAAATTGGCGATCAACGTCTGCAAGCAGCCGATACCCACCGAACACAAGCGCCGCCGTCGTGTCATCGCGGTCTGTCACGAAGACCCCCGCCGGCAGCGCAACATGGGTGCGCGCCGCGATGAAGCTGTATGAGTTGTCATCGTTATTGAAGACCGGCCGCGCCTGCTCGTGGATAGCATAGCCGTCCCGCACCAGTGGGCTGCAGACGCCATAAGCCGATGCGGTCAAGTAGTTCGTCCCAGCCGTGGCGATGGTGTCATAACAATTTTCCCACCCGGTCAGCATCGTCAGCTTGTCGCTGAAGGCGGTGGAAATTTGCGGTTGTATGAATGCGTCCCTGGCCGCCGAATAGGCGTGCCACTGAACATCCACCTTATGCAGGTCGCTGCCGATGTGGCAGACAAAAACCGTGGTGTTGATGTCCTCCGTGACATCAAGGCCCGATACCGTCTGGCGCGGCAAATCCACCTCTCCACCGTCGAAGGAAAAGGCGACGATTTTCTCCTCAAGCAATGGGGCTTCCTCGAATTCGCCGTAAAGCGTCGCCAGGCGGTGTACCAGCCGGCCCTCGCTGACAAGCTCCAGGGTTGCCGACGACTGGCTCAGGGACAGCTTGAAGTGGCACCCCATGACGTGGCTGTCTTCATTTGTGTACCAGCAGGTATTGTGGGCCTCGCTGCCGGCTGCGTTAAACGACCATCCCATGCTGGCTGTGTAGGGCGTCTTGTTAAACACCTCTGACATTTCGGCGGCCGTCAGCAGCCGCACCACGGCGCCATTGGCCAGCGCTGCGGTCAGTGCGGCGCCGGACGGCATGGCGGCGCCCGTTGGCACCCCACCAAAGTCAGCCACCGCATGGGCCACCGCATCGACCGGAGACGATGCGCTGGCGGCGGTTACCGGCAGTCGCATCACCATCACCCCGTTGATCGCACTGATCTCCACCAGCCAGGGCTTTCCATCTGATCCTGTCAGCACGCCGTGGCAGCTGGCCCAGGTGCTGGCGTAGTTCACCACGACGCCACGCCCGAGCAAAATCTGCACCACGCGGGCCATCTGCCCGCTGTACATGCTTGGGAATATCTGCGCGTACTGGTTTCCCGCCTTGGCCAGCGCGGGCTCGTCGGAGAACGTGTAAGGGCTTTTCCCCGGGTCAGAGCGCAGCGGATATTGCCAGGCGTTGACGGTGGGCTTATAGGCCCGCAACACGGCCAGCGCGGGGGGGCCTGGCAGCGTGACGATGCTGCCGCCCTTGGTCACGCCGCTGAGCACAAACGCGCACTCCTTGGGGTGATCCACAAAGCCGATAACGATCGGGCTGTCCCAGTCCTGCCCGGCAAACTCCACGATCACTGCGTCGCCCACATTGAATACCGCGGCGTGGCAATCCATGTATTGGATCGGCACGGCGCTCAGGGTCTCGGCCTGGTTTACGTCCAGGCGCTGCGCGCTCGACAGCGCCTCAGCCAGTTGCACGGTGCAGGTGTTGGCCCCGGCGTCCAGCGCGGTGATGGTGCCGCGCCGGTATGTGGGCAGAAACTTTTGCCACCCTGGCAGCACGGCGGCGTTCCAGAACACTTGCTCCGGGCTTTGTATCTCGCGCGCAGTCAACACGCCGTCGGATGCGTCAGGCGCCAAAGCGCCGGGGTAGATCAGGATCAGGCCAGATTCCCCTGGCACTTCCAGCGTTGCCACGGCCCCGGCGGCGTCCACGGTGAAATCAGCGCACCAGGCGGGGCGCTGCTCGATGATCTCCAGCGCCAGCAGGGCCGCGCGGTCCAGCGTGGCCTGCTTGATTTCAAGCTCGGTGTGAGCCAGTGCATTTTGCGCCTGGGCCAGCAAGAGCTGCTGCTTGATGATCTTGGCGGTCAGTGTGTCCAGATTCTTGCGGATGCCTTCGGCCAGCCCGGGCACGGGCACGATCAGTTCCATGGCCGCGCGGTACGCCTCGATCAGCGGCGTCACCTGGGCCTGCAGCGCCGCCAGCCCGCCCTGGAAACCGTCCACCTCGGCCTGCTGTGCGGCCTTGCGAATCTCCAATGCGGCCAGCAGGGTGTCCAGCTTGGTCACGCGCTCGTCACGCTGCGCCAGGCCGTAATCCATCTCGATCACGTAGCGGCCCTCGGCACCGCCGGAGACCACGGTTGCGCGGCCCATTACGCAGCCTCAGCAAAAAGATCGTAATGCACATTGACCACCGGCACACACGCCGGGCTGCACCACAGCGTTTCGCCCGCCGAATTGGCGACGGCCTCATCCGTCAAGGCGTAGCCCTTGCGCGCCGTCCAGGTACGGGTGTGCCAGCCGTGTTGCAGCAGCGCGTCATGCTCGCCCGCGTGGCCGCACAGCACGATGCGCAACAACGGGTTGTTGCCGTTGGCGGCGCACCAGTCGCGCACCTCGGTTGCCAAGTCACCGCCCACACCACCGGCGGCGTAGTCCATTTCGCCAAGGGTATATGGC